GCAGTGTTTGTAAGTTCTTTATAACCATATCTGGTCATGAAACTTACTACTGGTTCAAAACTTGCTGGATCCATTACTGGGCCTGTGCTCATTAATGGAATGTATGGGCAATAGAACGCTGGAGCGTCAGTTTCGCTTGATCCTTTGTAACCTACGAGTACTTTAGTACCGTCTGCCGCATAGTTATCAACGAACACTTTGATTGTACCATTTAATGTACCAACAAACTTAGTGTTTGTAGGTGCTTCAAATGAACCTTCAGTTGTTCTAGCGAATGTTGAAGTTGACGCACTTTGTAGAATTGTTAATGCTTCTGGAGAAACAACGATGTAGTTACCAGCACCACGTCTTGTTCTAGCCGCGATTCTGTTAGCACTTCTGTTGATCTCGATAGCCAATGCCGCATGTCTGTCACCAACGTAAACACTTTGTCCACTTAATGTGCCAAAGTCTAAAGTTGTACCAGAACCTGCAAGAGTTCTTAGTGAACCGATAATTTCTTGGTCGATTTCAACTACGATCTCTTGTGCTAACGCCTGCATAATTTCTGCTTCAACGTCAACACCGTGCATTGCTTCTGCGTCTTGCGCCGCTTCAAATGTCCATCTAGCACTTAAACGTCTTGTCTTTGCTTCGACAGTTTCTTTTAAGATTTGGATTGACATTTTTCTACCTGCTTGTCCTTCAGCCGCCGCTGTAGCGTCTGGTGAACCAGCGTATGTAGAAGCAAGTTTAAATGGGCTTAATGCCTCATCACCTGCTGTTGCTCCACCACCAGATTCCGCATAACGTACTCTTAATGTGTGGATTTGTCCTACTGGACCAGTCATAGGTTGAACACCTACTAATTCGTTAGCGATAACAGATGGCATAACCCTTCTGATTAACGGTAACATTACTTTGTTTAATGTTGCGACTGAGCCTGCACCTGTGGCACCTGCTGTTGCGGCCTCTGACAAATGTCTTTTTGTATTTTCGAGGACCACATCTAATGAAGATTTTCTGTTTCCAGAAAGACCTTCTAGCAAAGCGTCTTTAGTTGCGGACCAGTTGCTTTCAAATAATTCTGCCATTTCTTTGCTCCTTTATTTTGAAAGTCCGGCTAATTTACGGATCATATCTAACTCAACGATATCTTCCGCTTTGTCATTGGCTTCTGCACTTGCAGTTGCCTTCTTATCACCAGTGTGCTCTTTCTTCACGACTGATTCTGACAATGTCTTCTTCACTCTTGGTGTTTCGCCATCTAAAACAGATGGAAGATACTTATTGAATTGCTTCTCTAAGTTCTCTGTCTTAACACTTTCAAGTAAATCTGACATAATTTCTTTCTTCTCTTTGCCTAATGGTGCTAAAAGTTCGTTTAAAGTTTCTTTTCTTGCGAATCGATCCTCTGCTACTTTTAACTTTGATTCTGTTAATTTAACTGAATCCTCACTTTCAGCAATCTTATTGTTTGCTTCAGCAAGTTGTGTTTCCATTTTGGCTAGTGTTGTTTGTAAGTCTTTAATATCTTTGCTCTCGTTTAGGTAACTAGTACCATATTCGTTTGCAAAGGCTTCAAAGATTCTGCGACCGAAGTCATTTTCACGAGCCTTAGTAATATCATCACGGAAAGTTTTAACTTCTTCACTAATAACCTTATTAATAACGCCTTCGACTTTATTAGCGGCTTTAGAGATGAAGTCTTTTTTGGCTTCAGCGAGTTGCTTCTTGCCTTCTTTAACCATTTTGACTTTTTGCTCAACTAAAGATTTTTTATCTTCGTGGAATTCAGCAAGTTCACTAGCAAGTGATTCTGTTACAAACTCATCGAGTTTAGCAACATGTTCGCTTACTTTTGATCTGTCTGCACGAAGTTCTTTGACTTCTTTTGCAACCATTTCAGTTACAAATTTGTCAAGTAGTTTTGCATGTTCACTAATGGCTTTGTGATATTTGACTCTGTCATTTGCAAGGCTGTCTTTCTCTTCTGCAATTAAAGAAATTTCTGCTTTGAGTTGATCGGTAAACCAGTTATCCACTGCTTCAACAATCTGAGATTTGTCATGCTCATATCTTTGAGCAAACTCTTCTCTTAACTCAGCAGTCAACTCTTCTCTTGCTTCAGAGACTTTTGATTCCCATGCTTCTTCAAGAGCAGACTTTACTTCTTCAGTAAGTTCTGCGCCTTCAAGCAAGTCTTTAAATGTCACTGCCATAGTAGTCTCCTACTTCTATAGTTTTAGTTCATTGATAAAGCCTGTGATCTGCTTCATCAAATGTTTTTCTGCACTTTTATCGTGTGTTAATGCTTCAGCGGTGTTAAAAATAACTGCACCGCCTCGCATATTAAATAAACTTTCATAGATTGTCTTTGGGTAGGCATCTGGTGCACTGGGCTGGGCCACTATGTCAACAGTAACAATGTCAAAGTCTGAAACCTTACCGGATTCATTAACATTACCACTGCCTCTACTACTTACGCCCAATTTAGCACCTGCTTTTAATAATGCTCTCGCAATATTACCCATCGGTGTGTCTATAATTTTCAATTTACCTAAACCGTTTGCTTCTTCACAATACATATCAGTAATAATGTGAGAAACACGATCTAAATTTATTTGTAGTTCCTCTGGATGGTCTAATTCGCCCATCACAGTTTCACCTTTGGCTAGTCTGGATTTAACACTTTCAACTGCCTTGTTTATTTCTTCCTTAGGATATACTCTACCATTTTGGTTTTTGACATCGCCTTGGATAAACAAACCAGCCATAAACAAGTCTTTTCCGTCTTGTGATTCCATGATTTCTACCCTGGATTGCTCCGGGCTCATGTATTCATATAATTTTCTAGCCTGCATTCTTTACTCCAATCAGTTAAAAGACTTAATTAAGCCTTTTTTGGTTCAACTTTAATGTTGTCTGATGGTGTGTGGTCTTTAGGGCTATTAGCACCTTTATCGCCTTCGCTACCGTCTTTAGCCTTTACAGGAGCACCTGCGCCGTCTACTTTAGTACCTTTTGGCTTAGAACTTAATGGTGAATCTTTGCTGTCTGCTTCGCCGCCTTTAGGTTCTGCAACTGCATCTTGAAGTTTAGTTGCTTCTTCAACAACTTCTTCTTCTGCATCTGCTTCTTCATCTAAGTCGTACTCAACTGACTCAAGATCAAGCTCGTCTTCCATGTCGCCGTCCATTTCCATGTCATCTGCGTCCATTTCTGCTTCTGCTTCATCTTCACCGTCATCTGCTAATAACTTTTCAAATTCTGCTTTGAGATCGTCTAGTTCGTCTTCTAAAGAATCGACTTTATCTTCTAGATCTTCGTCTTCTGATTCTTCTTCTTCACCAACTTCGTCTGCTTCAATTTCTTCTTCATCAGCAAGAATGTCGTCTTCAAAGTCGTTTGTTTGATCAACAACTTCGTCAACTTCTACTTCTTCTTCTGATTCTTCTACAGCCTCTTCCTCAGATTCCTCTGATTCTTCTACTGCTTCTTCTTCTGATTCTTCAGATTCTTCAACTTCCTCTGCTTCTTCAGTAGAATCTTCATCTAAAATGCTTTCGTATTCTGCTCTTGCTTTAGCAACAACATATTCGTGTAACATTTCTTCTGCTTTTTCACTGTCTTCTGCAAGTAAAAGTTCAAGAATTTCTTCTAATTTGCTTCTTGATTCTGACATCGTGGCCTCCTAAATATTTAGAAATTTGTTTCGCAGGCAGTAAAATAACTACATGCGGATATACTTACTTAGTAGTATGTATGTAATCTATGCGGTAAATGGTGTGATTTTGATGTAAAACAGCCGGATATACG